TCGGATGGGATGAAGATGCACGATTTGCAACAGAGGAAGAAAAGCACCGATTATTTGATGTGCTTAAACTTAATAACTTATGCTGGAACGCCGAAGAAAAGAAAGTTGAGAAGATTATGTGGAGGGCAGAAGATGCTGTGGAATTAATTAAAGAAGCAATGAAAAAGTTTCACGAAGAGAATATTTAACAGTCATGAATGAAATGTATTGGATTACAAGGATGGATGGAATTAACACATTCTTGACTTCATTCATAATACCTGGAGGTATGTTATTCCTTGGGCTTTTCATATTCTCATTAATTGTAGATAATCCAGAAAAAAAAGAGAGGTTAGGTAATGCCTTAATATCTGTAGGTTATGCTATTGCTATAGCAGGGGTGATGTTGGTTTTCATCCCAACGACAAAGGAAATGTTACTTATCTATGGAGTTGGTGGCACTATCGACTATATAAAGAGCAACGACACGGCCAAAGAATTGCCCGACAAGGCTGTTAAAGCTTTGGATAAATACCTAGATGAAATATCAAAAGATAAACAAGATGAAAAAGATAATGTTCAACGATAAGTTTCTCCTCACGCAAGCTGTTCTGCGTGGGGATAAAACTCAAACAAGGAGGGAAGAAAAATGAAGAAAATAGACCTTACGGGAAAGAAATATGGAAGACTTGTCGTATTGTACGAAAGCGAGAAGAAGGGTAAAAATACAATATGGCACTGCAAGTGCGATTGTGGGAAAGAGTTAGACATTATAGCTTACAACTTGAAAGACGGTCATTCAAAATCATGTGGTTGTCTTGCAGCAGAAGAAAAATCTAAACGCCATACAAAACATGGAGATACTAAAACAAGACTGTTCAGAACGTGGCAGCACATGTTAAATAGGTGTTATAACACTAACGTGAGGGGCTATAAAAATTATGGAGGAAGGGGTATTTCGGTCTGTGAAGAATGGAGAAATTCATTTATTCCTTTCAGGGATTGGGCACATCAAAACGGATATAATGAAGATTTGTCTATAGACAGAATTGATGTCAATGGAAATTATGAGCCAAATAATTGTCGATGGACAACTGCAAAAGTACAAGCAAATAATAAGAGAAATAATCGATTATTAACGTACAAAGGACAAACTGAAACTCTGTCAGAATGGGCAGATATAGTAAAAATATCAGCAGTTGCAATCAAAGCAAGAATAGATAAGTATCATTGGAGCGTAGACAAAGCACTAACTACTCCATTAAGGAGAGTAATACCAGACGAGGAAGTAAAGTGTGCTTGTGGTTGTGGGACAGTAATAAAAAGATTTAGCCGATATGGTAGAGAAAGGAAATATGTTGTCGGCCATAATAATTATGCAAGAAAACAAGCTAAGTGGTAAAGGCACATGGGAAAGCAACCCCTATGTGTGGGTGTATGATTTTGAATTAGGTAAGAAATGGGATTTAGAATAAGTTTTGAAAGAGTGCCGAAAGGGTTTAGGTTAAGAAACTCTTTTAAGGACGATAATGACTATGAACGTTATTATGATGAGTATAAGAAGGTGAGCGAATGTGTTAAGTATGACACTTGTACTGATATATTCAACGAGGTGCCGAACGAAAACAATAGGCTTTTCACACAAATAGACAAGAACGAAGATACAGTTCTCGGAACGGTATCAAAAGAGCAATTATACCAATGGATTGTGGAAATCAGAAAGAGATTTATATCCTATTTGGAAACAATGCTCGGTGATGACGAGGATAGTTTAACCCGGATGAAAGACTACGTCAACACAAAAAATAGACGGTGGCATTATTCGTGGGAAGGAGTTCCGTTGTCTATGGAACTTGATTTCAAGGAAGATACAGATATAGGCAAAATGCTCGTATCAGGAAGTCCAACTTATGAATATGAGATATTTAACTTTATCTCTATTTACAAGAATTTCGACTTTGAAAAATATGAGCTAGTCATACATGGGGGGTGATACATACCATTTCATCCAATCCTTATGGAGTAAGATTATAAAACTATAAGTAAAAAGAATAAAAAACAAGAATATGAGAATAAAGAAAATAATATCACAACATCGCCGAGATTTTCAGGCAATATACGAGTGTGAACATTGTGGGCATACAGAAAAATGTTATGGATATGATGATGAGTACTTTCACAGAGAAGTCATCCCTAATAAAGTGTGTGGTAAATGCGGTAAGAAAGCAGCAGATAATTATATTCCACAGCCTACGAAATACCCTGATTGGATGACATTATAATTTTGAGTTGGAAAAAAGGCAAAGAACTATGGCGCATTTACTACCACGCAAGATTAAAAAGGCTTGCAAATCAACTAGGCGTTTGAGGTCTTATAAGACAAAATGGATGCAATATGTGCATATGCAACTACAAGGGTACTTGTGGATGAATTTCACAGATGATGGAAAGTACTATTATGAATTTGACACAAAATATGGGGTGATATTAATTAGATACCTAGATAAAACGTATGGTATTCTAAATCATAATATACTGCGATGAAAGAAAAGAGTATGGGACATTTACTACCACGCAAAATTAAAAAGGGAGGTGCTTGTGTCACCTCCCCGAAAGCGTGATGTAGAGGGCTACACCTTAGATAAAGAAGTGAAAGCAAGTACCGTTCTTCGGGTAAATAGTCTTACCGTTCTTAACGATAAACTTACAATATACTTCTCTTTTCTCGCTTTCTGGTTGCAACTTATTATTCATAAACTCTCCTTTCTCGGCAGAAAGCAACCATAGCTTCATTGCTATGGAAGTCATTGTGTGATGCCGACACACAATGAAAAACCCCCAGCACAAGTCTAGGGGCAAGTCTTTTCTCGAGGATGAGAGCGGACGGAGGCGGCATAAAGCCTTGATTGGAGAGTTTCTCCTAATAAGTTGCGATGCAAAGGTATGAATTAAATTCTATAAGAGCAAACAAAATATGATTTTTAACAACAGCAATCAAAATGACAACAAGAGAAATAAACAAAGTCCACAGCGCACTTATGCGCGAACATAGTATATTCTATGCTGATATGATCTGCAGAGCAATTCAAGACAACACTATTAACGAAGAAACGTTTGTCAATGGCATTGAGGAGATATATTTGGCATACCAGGAGGATAAAGATGAGTACATCCCAGAAGGGTGGGAGTACGTGTAGGACTTAATTTTAGAATTAATTTTAAATCAGTTATAATGAATATTATTCAGAAAGTATCGTTTGACGGCAAAAACATTAATGATGTGTTCCAACTTCCTTGTGTGAAGTCTGTTGAAAAGGGAGAAAATGGTAGACCATACCTAAGTCTGTTCCCACATTACACAGAGGGAAGATTGACTGTCCAAATTGGTGATGCTCTTGTTCAATATGAAACTGGAATGTGGCAGGTATTTGGTAAGGCTGCACTAGAACGTAAAGACAAATAAAATCTGACTTCACCTTATTTTGCTCTGGTCTTAGAGATAAAGATAATATCTAAGACCAGAGCTATGTTTAATGATATTCGATTTTCCAAGTTAGCATAATCTGTTTTAAGCCATTATGCTCCCCACCCCAAGTAGGATATATGTTGGCGATACCCCGAAGTCACGAACTAGAAAAGACACGTATTCCACTTTTAATACTCTTCGTTCAGGTTCCTTGCGTAATGTGCAAAGATTCCAATAGTTTATATTATACCTTTGTGCGAATGTATTCAACCCACGCATCTTCCTCTGCACTATGAGTACATCTATTGCGTGGAAGAACCTTTTTGTTATGGCCGCTCCTTCTGAAGATACATTAATCATTATCTTGTGTTTTTGTTCTCGCCTAGTAATTGCATTAGCATTACAACAAGTTTGTTTTTTATTTCCTGCATCACGTCGATTTGAGCTTGTTGACGGTCTATCTGATGCTGTAATTTCGATATTATTGAACGTTGGCTTTTTATTATATCGATGGCTTTTATATGATTTGACCTGAAATAGTCTTCCATATCCTCGTTCGTTGTGTAGTTGTTTATGGTAGGGTTCTCGCCAGATATTTGTGTGCTGTTTCCCATTATTGAGTTCGCACTTAACCCTCCTTTGGAATTTATTTTGTTCTTTGCCATATTTTTATATTAAGCTATTCCCATATTCTTTTGTAACACAGCCAATGACTAGGTCTATGTGTCGTATTGACGACTTCGGTATTTTGATAGGCGAATGAACCAAAGTGCCGTCTGGATAAGTTTCAGTGTTTGAGCTGTAAGCTAAGACATATTCGTCCCCTCCGTCTTGGAGCCGCTTAGTTATTCTAAACTCAGTTGTTTCTATACAATAGTTTCGCCCCCATATTAGAAGATTTGTGTCTTGTACTCGTTTTAATGCAAGTATTGAACCGCTAGGGTATTCGATCATGCTGTCTCCGTAATGACGAATGGCAGATGTTGCGTCATTAAACCAGTCCCCAGTATCGATGTATTCAGGGTAGCCGTTGTAGTCAAGGTTTGCCACCATAGAACTTGTGCCGCCAACTGTGGCTACATCGTCATAGAATGGGATTTTGTTGCACCGATCTGCAATTCCTGTATTCATAACAGTTGCATTCCCATGTATTGCGTTAGCAGAATTAGACCCAGAAGAGTTGATCGTATTCCTGTCCCTATTTAGCATCTCCCCACGCCCCTTGAACAACCAGTCCATGTTCAGTTCTGGATACCGCGAAGAAATAAGTTTTTTAGAACTATTCCTCATTCTAGCGTTGGTGTTCGCGACAAAAGCGTTCCCTACACCGATATTTTGCTCGAACTGAGAAACGCTAATGTCAAGATAGTCAATGAATTTGTTTAATCGTTCTTGTACTTCGTTCATTTTCTTAAAAAAGCTAAACGGCAAGATAATAATTAGATTAACATTAGATTAATCTAAAGTTTTTTTACTACCTTTGCACCATGATAATTAATATAACAGTACAAAGTTACAAAAAGTAATTGATTATAACAAGAATATGAAAGGAGAACAAAAAAAAATGACCCTTAGGGGCTATTACGAAAGTCTTCCTGACGCAACATGTCCGAAGACAGATTTCATTAACGAAATCGCATCAAGAACAGGAGTGACATCCTCCACAGTTAGAAATTGGATTTTCTACGGCATGAAGCCTGCCAATGAAAACCATATTGGTGTTCTTGTTGAAGTGACAGGAATACCAGCGGATAAGCTATGGGCAGAGGATTAGAGTTTTATGTTATTGAAGATGAGCTTTGGTGCAAGTCTGACGACGGCAAGAACCAAATCGTTGACGAAAACCAGACAGAACTCATCAAGAATATCATAAGTGAGATAAGGGAATGTTACCCTAGTGCTTACGATGCTCTCGCAAAAGAGTATGAGAGAAGTGCATTGAATATCTCTTATTACAGATTCTTAATAGTTAGGAGATTTTGCAAATGCAACTTCGGCAAGTTGGATGGTACAAGGGCCGATATAGACACTCATGGTAGATTTAACTTTGAAAAAGTTGAATGCCCCCTAAGAGGAGAGTGCAGATATGAGGGCGTTGTCTGTTCCCCTAAGTTCAACACTAAACTATCAGATGCAGAGTTAAGGGTGATGAAACTCATCTATCAGGGAGCGAGTAAGGATGAAATAGCAGAACAGCTTTACATTTCGCCTTACACTGTTAAGAACCACATCAAGTCTGTGTACTTGAAATTGGGTATACACGAAAAAGCAGAATTTATTCAGTATGCGAATAATCATAATTTGTTTAATTAAACACACTAAGAGCAATGAGTTTATTTAAGAAGCCTTCGGAGTTGGCTATTAACTCCACGATTAAGGTGCTTATCTATGGAGCACCAGGTATGGGAAAATCTACATTAGGACTATCTGCGCCAAGTCCCGTCTTGTTGGACTTTGATGGGGGTATACAGCGCGTCAATGGAGCTTTCCAAGTTCCAACGTTGCAAGTAGAAAAATGGGACGATGTTATTGCTGCCCTCAATGAAGACTTGTCCGAGTATAGGACAATCGTTATTGACACTGCAGGCAAGGCTTTGGACTTCATGTCTGCTTACATCATCAAGAATGAGCCTAAGCTGGCAAAGCGTGATGGTAGCCTTTCACTTCAAGGTTTTGGAGCAAGAAAGAATATGTTTATCAACTTCTTGAAGCAGGTGAGCATGATGGGTAAGAACCTTGTCTTTATCGCTCACGAACGTGAGGATAAGGACGGAGAACAGAAGATTGTTCGCCCAGAAATGGGAGGCAGTTCTGTCGGTGACCTTATCAAGGAATTGGATTTAGTCGGTTATATGCAAGCCTACGGGGAGAAGCGTTATGTCTATTGGGGTGTGAACGAAAAAGCCTACACCAAGAATACATGTAATTTGCCGAACGCTATGGAAGTTCCAACTATCATCAGCGAACAAGGTGATGTAACTGGTGAAAATATGTTCTTATCTAATATCTTCGATAGCTACCACAGATATTTGAAGAGCGAGAGAGAAATCCGCAAGGAATATGACGAACTAATTGAGTCTGCTAAGGAAGAGGTTGAAGCTATTGTTGATGCGAGCACAGCCAATGATTTCTGTAAGTCCTTTGCAGAAACAAAGCAGATTTGGGACAGCAAGCTGAAAATCGGCATGCTTGTGAAAACCAAGTGCGACAAGCTTGGCTTGAAGTTTGACAAAAAGACTAAGAAATATGCCTAAGTACAGATTTTATGCCACCCTGCTTGATAAGTTCCAAAGTTTTTTGGACACTCAGGTAGAGGACTACTTCTATCAAGATGAAGATGGTAGTTGGCATAAGAACTACTCTGAAACAGAAGAAACGCTCCACTTCTCACAGGAAGAAGTGGATGCGCTTCTAAAGCAAGAGTTGTTAGATGCTATTAACCGAGTTCCACATGAGCCGTCAGAGGCTGCATCGAAAGGGACAGCTTTGAACGAAATCGTTGATTGCCTTATTCATAATCGAAAGAGTGAGAATGATAGTGTTACCATTAGGACCATAAAGAGTGGAAGGGACTTGTTTAACACTATGAATGCGACAAGTATACGCCTTGCCAACAAACAAGACGGCGTAGTCCCTATAATTTCAGGCCGTGATTTGCCACATTGTGAAGAGTTATGCCGAAAATGTGTATCTACATTCATTTACGCAAATGTAGATTGTTTTGAGTTCCTATTCGATATACCTTTCTGCAGATCCATTGCTGAGTATTTCAAAGGTTCGTTAAGCCAAGTATTCACCTCCGCCCCTTTGGAGACGAAATACGGCGAAGTGGAGTTGTACGGCTACATAGACGAGTTGAGAGAGAACAAGGTTTTCGACTTGAAAACTACCTCTCGTTACGAGTTCGGTAAGTATGCTAAATATTGGCAGCGGCACATCTATCCTTACACGCTCATTGAAAGTGGTATGTGTACAGAGATTAACTCCTTTGAATTTACTGCATACGTTTTGAAGGGTGGCACAAATCGCACACCTCTCATTACTGGTGTTCAGTACCCAGAGGTATATCAGTATAACCACGAACAAAGCAAAGTTTTACTGAAAGATATTTGTGAGAGATTTATAGAATTCCTTGAAGAGAACAGGAGTTTAATCACTAATAAAAAGATTTTCAACGAAGAATAATTATGGCGAATCAGATTAGCGGAAAAGTTTTGATTTTAGAGAATGCTGTTACCGTTCCTACACGAACTGGTAATACGTTCACCAAACGTCAGATTGTCCTTGATGCGAGCCACTACGACCCGATGACAGGGCAAAAGTTTGAGAATTATCCAGCGTTTGACTTTATAGGCAATAGGGTTAACGATTTGGATAGTTTCAAGGAGGGAGATTTAGTGACAATTTCCTTTGCGCTGAATGGAAGACCGTTTGAAAAGGATGGCAAGACTATCTACAT